TGTTCGTCTTTATCATGAAGTAAATCTGCACTCGTAGCCGGACCCAAGGCCACATTCATCGGAGTGGTACAGGCGTTAACCCGGTCAGATTTACTTCAGATGCAGATGAATGCGCAGGCTGATGCGAGTGCTCACGGTCATTGTGACTTGGGCGTGCGGTGAGAAACCCGTGAATCCGGAGATCAGCACCGGCCATCTGCATCAAGCTTGAAGGGAAGCCATCCGATGATTCGGCCACTGGCCCGGTAAAGCGTTAAAGCCCAGCCCTAAACCAGCTGGGCTTTTTTATACCCAATTTTCGACGACCCCAACCATCGGGATTCCGTCAGGCCCTCACGCGGGCCTTCTTAATTCACCAATCTACACATCCCAGCCCAGGCAAGACCTGAATGGCTCCGGGTAGGAGTACCCGTATGGCACACCCAGCACCCGAAGGCATCATTGAGGCGGTGATCGTACCGGCTGCCAACAAAGGAATGCTTGCCGGCGGTGCTGTTGGCCTTTACGGGTGGCTGTCACAGATCAATTGGATCGGTATTTCAGGCGTTGTTATTGCGCTGCTTGGTTTGCTGATCAACCTGTACTTCCAGTTGCGCCGAGACCGGCGTGAAACCGAAGAGAAAGCCGCCAACGCCCGCCGGGAAGACGCAGAGAGCGCCGCCCGCATCAAGGCTTTGATGGATAAGTGCGGGATATGAGCGCTGTCATTCGCCAGCGAATCGCCGTAACGGTGCTGAGTCTGAGCGCCGCCGGCTTTGCCACCTGGCAGGCGAGCGAAGGTTTCACCCCTGTAGCCGTCATCCCCACCAAGGGCGACGTACCGACCCTGGGCCACGGCTCGACCCGTTATGAAGACGGCTCGCCAGTCCGCATGGGCGACACCATCACCCCGGCCCGCGCCGAAGTCCTGGCCCGCAACCTGAATAGCCAGGCTGAAAAACAGTTCGCTGCCTCGATCCAAGGCGTGAAGCTGCACCAGGACGAATTCGATCTGTACATGGACTTCATCGGCCAGTACGGCATTGGCACCTGGCGCAAGGGCTCGCCCCGCAAGAGCCTGCTGACCGGAAACTACGTCCAGGCCTGTCATGACCTGCTCAAGTACCGCTATGCCGCTGGCTTTGACTGCTCGACACCGGGCAACAAGCGCTGTGCTGGCGTATGGACTCGCCAACTTGAGCGTCATGCCAAGTGCATGGCCGCCCAATGAATTCGAAAATCACCGAGGAACCCCCTGTGACTGACACCAAAGTACTGACCGAATACCAGCAAGGCGTATTGGCCGACAAGGCCGACGAGGTTAGCAAAATCCAGAAGCTTCAAGCCTTCATGGGCACAGACGAATGGCTCGCGCTTGGTTCTGCGGAACACAACCGCATCGTCTTCAAGCTCGGCGCACGTAACGAGACGCTGAAGGTGATCGACAAGCAGATCGAGGCGTTCGACGAGCCTCTGGCCGAGTAAGGAGCCCCTCAATGGTCCGCTACCTGATTGCCGCCATCGTTGCGCTGGTGATCGGCGTAGCCATCCAGACTCACCGCCTGGACAACGCTCAGACGGATCATGCCGAGTACGTGGCAGACATTGAGCGTCAAGCCAATGAAGCCAGCGAGCAGGCCCGCAAGACCGAACAGAAGCACCAGCAAGCCATTGAACAGGTACGCATCGATGCAACCAATCAAAAGATCAGCGATGACGCTCATGCTGATGAGCTTGTTGCTATGGGTGTCAGCCTGCGCGAGCAACAGACCAAGCTGCTTGCCGACCGCGCCAATCTCCGTGCCCGCCTTGCCGCAAGAGGCCAGACAATCGAAGGCCTTACCGATCTGCTCGCCCAGTTGCGCACAGAAGCTGACAACCATGCGGGCGAACTGGCAGCAGCGCTTGACTCAAGTCGTCGGGCCGGATTCGCCTGTGAAGCCAGCTACGACGCCATAAGGATTGCCCAGTGACCGATAAACAGCCAGTTGACTGGGAGCGCATTGAACAGCTCTTCCGGGCTGGTGTGCTGTCACTGCGAGAGATCGCAGCTGCATGCCCAGGTTCCAACCATGTAGCGATTGCCCGGCGTGCGAAGAAGGAAGGGTGGGTTCAAGACCTGACCGCCAAGATCAAGGCCAAGGCGAACGACCTTGTAACAAGGCAGGCTGTAACAGCCGATGTAACAGCTGAGCGTGCTGTTACGGATCGAGCCCTGATCGAGATTAACGCCCAGGTCATTGCCAATGTGCGTATGGCCCACCGCGGCGATATCAGTCGCTCCCGCAGTGTCGCCAACAAGCTGCTGGATGAATTGGAAGGGTTAACCGATAACCGCGACCTGTTCGAGCAGCTGGGCGAATTGCTGCGCAGTGAAGACGACAAGGGCCAGGACAAGCGCAACGACCTTTACATGAGGGTTATCGACTTGCCGGCCAGAACCAAGACGATGAAAGACTTGGCAGACACGCTGAAGAACCTGATCGCTCTGGAGCGCCAGGCTTACGACCTGGGCAACAAGCCAGAGGGTGAGGGCGGCGATAAGCCTGAGTCGACGGATCACACCGACAACGAAGTAGCGCGGCGCATTGCGTTCCTATTAGCCAAAGGGCTCAAGAAATGACCTACCCAGCAGAAACCCCATTCCGCCCAGGCGCTTCGCAGAACATTACGGCTGGTGCTGCGTCGGCGGCTACCGCGCTCGGTGCGTTTCCAATTGCTGGCGTGCATAACGTTCGCATTGTCACTGGTGCCGAGGCTGTGCGTGTTGCGTTTGGCGCGTCCAACGTCGCCGCGACTGCCACAAGCATGCTGGTCCCGGCGGCATCGGTCGCGATCTTCTCGGTAGACCCAGGCCAAACCCATATCGCCATGCTGCGTAACGCTGCTGCTGATTCAGTCTGCAACGTAACAAACGGCGCCGGTAACTGATTCACCGACCTGGCGGCCTCCAGGACTCCATAAGCAACAGCAAATAGCAGGAGATCACCATGCCAGAAGCTCTCACTTCCATTCATGGCCGAAAACTTGGCCTGGCCAAGGACAACAGCCTCGTATCTAACGGCATTCAAGTAACGTCGCCTGCCGTTGATGTGGCTATCACGGTTGCTGCCGAGGTCGGCGATGCCCGCGCGATCACCATTCAGCTCAAGGACTCCACCGGCAAGGCTATTGCCTACCGCGAGCTCGTGGATGTGTTCGTATTCGCCGATGCTGCAGGTGCTGCCTTCGCCGCTACTGGCGGCTCTACTGGCATTGCAATCGGTGCCAGCGGTGCGCTGCTGACTAGTGTCGCCAAGAAGTCGTTCGTTGCCACGTCTACCACAGCCGGCGTTATCGCGCTGACCTGGACCGACACCGGCACCGAGGCTGCATACCTCGGCGTTCGTCTGCCAAGTGGCCGCATTGTATTCAGCTCGGCACTGACCAACGCCTGATGAACCTCAGCGAAGTCCTCTCTGCTCTGGAAGGGTTGCCCCAGAAAGAGCGGGAGGCAGTTGTATCCGAAGCACTGGCAGCGACAAAGGGGATGCTGTTCGTCCCCAACCCTGGCCCGCAGATGATGGCGTTCAACAGTGACGCCGATGAATTGTTCTACGGTGGTCAGGCTGGCGGGGGTAAGTCGGCACTGATCAACGGCCTGGCCGTAACAGATCATGAGCGCACGCTGATCCTGAGGCGTATCAGGGAAGACGCAAAGAAGCTGGCCGAGTCTGAGTTGCTTGGCAACATCCTTGACGGCGACCGTGCAGGCTGGAACGGGTCAGACCTGATCTGGCGCAGCGGGAAGAAGCTGATCCAGTTTGGCGGGTGCGAGCAGGAGACCGACAAGCAGCGTTACAAGGGGGATCCTCACGACCTTATCTGCTTCGATGAGGTGACGGATTTCCTGGAGTCGCAATACGAATTCATTACGATCTGGAACCGCTCGGCCAAGTCCGGCCAGCGCTGCCGGATCGTCGCAACGGGTAACCCGCCAACGAGCGCTACGGGCCTCTGGGTTATCCGCCGCTGGGCCGCATGGCTCGATCCGCGCCACCCAAACCCAGCCAAGCCTGGGGAATTACGGTGGTATCTGCGTGACGAGTGCGGCGAAGAGCAAGAGGTTGACGGCCCTGGGCCACACCTTGTTGGCGGTGACGAGGTTTATGCCAAGTCCCGCACGTTTATCCCGGCAAAACTGAGCGATAACCCTGACCTCGCCGATGACGGCGAGTACAAGCGAATTCTTGACGCGCTGCCCAAAGAGCTGCGTGACGCCTACCGAGACGGGAAATTCTCCGCCTCGCTGCGTGATGAGGCCAACCAGACGATCCCAACGTCATGGGTGACGGCCGCCATGGCGCGCTGGAAGTCCGTTCCGCCCGTAGGTATCCCAATGTGTGCGGTTGGTGTCGACGTTGCCCAGGGCGGCGCTGACAAGACCGTACTGGCATGGCGGCATGATGGCTGGTACGCACCACTCATCGCTGTACCTGGCTCAGAAACCCCGGGCGGTACCGACGTTGCGGGCCTGGTAATCGCCAAGCGCCGCGATGGTTGCAAGGTTGTGATCGATATCGGCGGTGGTTGGGGTGGCGATGCATACGCCCACTTGCGCGAGAACGGTGTAGATGCTGTCTCGTACATGGGCGTCAAGCCATCCCAGCGCCGCACAGAAGACAACCTGCTCAAGTTCTTCAACGTCAGGGCTGAGGCCTATTGGCGGTTACGTGAGGCTTTGAACCCTGACCAGCCAGGCGGTTCGCCGATCATGCTGCCGGATGATCAGGAGCTTCTCTCAGACCTCACAGCACCAACGTACGAAATCAAGCGCGCCAACTCAGGCGGGGTTATCCAGCTTGAGCCTAAAGAGGCCCTGGTTAAGCGCCTCGGCCGGTCTCCAGACAAAGGTGACGCCGTCGTAATGGCCTGGCACGCAGGTGCAAAAGCAATCACTGACGCCCGCATCTGGGGTCAGCAACACAAAGGCCGGGCAGCGCCCCGCGTAATCATGAGGAAGAAATGATGGGTAAGCTCTTTTCCCCGCCACCACCCAAGCCTGCACCGCCACCACCGCCACCACCGGTAGCTCCAGAAGCTGACCCTGATGTTCTCAAGCGCGACAAGAACAAGAAGGCAGCCCAGCAGCAGAACCGTAGCGCAAGTCGTGCCAGCACGATTCTGAACGACAACTCTAGCGACACCCTGGGGTAATCCAATGGAAGACCGCGTAAAGGACCTGTGCGAGCAGGCGAGCAAGCTCTTCGAGAAGCGTCAGCCGCTCCTGTCGCTGTGGCAGGATATCGCCGACAACTTCTACCCTGAGCGCGCGGACTTCACGACCAGCAGAAACATGGGCGAAGAGTTTGCTTCAGGTCTGATGACGAGCTATCCGCTCCTTGCGCGTCGGGACCTGGGCAACGCCTTCTCTGGGATGCTCCGGCCAACCAGCAAGGAATGGTTCAAGACCGGTACCACTCGTATGGATCGGGTGGATAACGCCGGTAAGCAGTGGCTGGAGCAGGCCACTGAGACGCAGCGCCGGGCGATGTACGACCGCCACGCGCTGTTTGTCCGGGCGACCAAGGAGGCCGACCACGACTTCGCAGCCTTCGGGCAGTGCGTGATCTCAACCCAGCTGAACCGCAATGCTGATGCGCTGCTGTACCGCACCTGGCACTTGCGCGATGTCGTCTGGTGCGAGAACGCCGACGGCAAGGTTGATACGATCTACCGCAAGTGGGCGCCGTATGCCCGGGACCTGATCCGTATGTTCCCGTCCACGGTGTCGCAGAAGGTCAAAGACATCGCAGTCAAGGGGCCTTATGAGGAAATCAAGGTTGCTCACGCGGTAATCCCCTCTGATAGCTGGGGCGATGGCAAGTACAGGACTCCCTACGTGTCCATCTTCTATGAAGAGGACAGCAAGAGCATCCTGGAAGAGGTTGGCTCTTACACCAAGATCTACACCATTCCACGCTGGCAGACGGTATCAGGCTCTCAGTACGC